ACCTCTGGTGTTATTGATTGGGATAGCCCTACAGATGCTGTTACAAAGGGTATCAATCCAGACAACTTCTCACTGAATACATTCTTCACATTTTCCAAAATTGGTAGTGGAAGCACAGCAAAACTTCGTATTGAAGGAAAAGCCCTCACTGCTTATGGACAGCCTTGTGATGTTGCTGCATTTCCCCATGAATATGACAGGATGTGGTTTAGGGCATTTGTTTATACAGGCCCTGCAACCACTGCTGATTTCATTGTAAATGACGCTTGCGAAACTGTTGCTACAGCTACAACTATTCAGAACTCCACTTATGCTACAGGCACCTCTGAAGAAATCAAACAGCTTGAAAAGAATTACTACAGCTATCAGAGCACATTGAAGCATCTCTACAGGATGGCTGGATACAATCAGCGTTTTGAATCATTTGTATCAGATGGAACTAATTATGACACCTTCTATATTCGATTTTTTGATTATGATAAATCAAAACAGAATTGGGGAGATTATGTTCCTATTGACAGTACAGTGATTATAGCTGTTGAATCAGGAAGTGCTTTTGAAGCAGCTCTTGAAACCATTCTTGAGGCTGCTCTTGGTAGTGTAGCTGCTGATAACACTTGTATCACCACTACATCAACTACCACAGCTGCCGCCTCTACAACTACTACAACCACTACAGGTGTTTAGTAGCAACTATTTATAATTTTAACAAAGGGGGGATGGTGGGATACTAATTCCCCCTTTTGTTTTAATTTCCCAAAGCTATGACATTAGACATTGTAATACTACCAACCTTTGATGTTGAGACATTAGCTATTGTTGATGCTTCTACATACGATGATGATCCTCCTGTAGTGACTTCTCCCACAATAGAAATTACTCCCCCTAATTTTGATACAGTGTCTCTTACATTCACTGTAGAGAGTACAAATATCTTTAATTCCACAGACTTGGGCATTTCTGTAGCTGGTAGTGAAGAACCTCTTCCAGATGGGCTATATTGCTTCAAATACACTGTAGACCCAGAAGAAACTTATTATGTGGAGAAAACCATATTTAGGGTTGATCAATTACAGGAAAAATTTGATGGTGCCTTTATGAAACTTGATATGATGGAATGCGATGGTGCTATAAAAAAGCAATCATTTGTTGATCTCAATTCCATCTATTTCTTCATAGAGGGGGCTAAAGCTGCTGCAAACAATTGCGCAACAGTGGAAGCTGTTAAATTATATAATAAAGCCAACTCTATGTTGGATCAGTTTATTACAAGTAATTGTGGATGTACAGGAAGTACATTCAATATTGTTTATCGTTAAAAACTAATAAAATCATGAAATGTTCCAAATGTGGTAAGGACGTAGGTTGTGGATGTCAGCTAAAAAATGGACTATGTGCAGCTTGCAGGCAAATTACACCCCCTCCTCCACCTAAAACCAAATAATAATGATAACACCAAGAACATCTCATACTTGTTCAGAGTGTACAGATGTTACAACATTGATAGGAGAAATTGATTGTAAGCTGGCAAAGCTTGCAGGAAGTCTTTATAACAATGTTGTATTCATGATGGACTATCCTATCCCAATGAGTGCAATCATCTCTCTGTTGCATTATAAGAGGATATTGACATATAAATATGTAAACTCAGATTATGCTTCTGATTATACAGTGGAAATGATAGCAAGCAGAGTAAACCTTCTAAAATTCAGATAAATGGCCATATGTAACAATTGCTTTAACGGCTGTACACAAACTACCCCGGATAAATGCGTAAAATATACAGGAGTATCTGTTCCTTCTTTAAATATTACATCAGGGGATTCATTATACTCTGTTGTAGACAATCTCATTGATTATTTGTTAACAGCCCTCAATGGAACAGGAATTGTTCCTACAATAGAATCCTCCTATATATGTGATTTGATTTATAACTATCTGCCAGCTTCTCCTACAGCAGTGGATTTATTCACCGCTCTTATAAGGGCTACGTGTGACCTTGAAACCTCTGTAAATGGTATAGCAGCAGACATAGCTGTAATAGAAGGGGATTATACAATAGGCACATGCTTGGATGATGTAACAGCAAGCTCTGGCACACATGATATATTACAGGCTGTAATATATAAGTTGTGTTCAGTGAGTGTTGATGTAACAGCTCTTGCTGCCAATTTCATTAATTATGTGCAGATTGCCGATATTAATACATATATTGCTGCTTATTTAGCCGCAACAAATGCCTCTACAAAACATTATACAAAAATGGTTCCCTACACTGTAGTGGAATATTATGGTGATTTAACGGGGAAATTTGATTTAACAGGGGCTGGATATGGAGATTGGGAGAAAATATATTTATGTAATGGACAAAACGGAACTCCTGATAAAAGAGGAAGGATTCCTGTAGGAGCAACAACAATGGGAGCAACAGCATTTAACGCTGTTGTAGACCCTGCAATTTCAGGAAATCCTACATATGCTCTCAATACATTATATGGAGCAAATACAATTACCCTTTCAGAAGCAGAAATGCCTTCACATACACATGTGGCCAGTTCTGTTGTAACTGATGGTGGGCATACACATTTCACCGTAAAGAGTACATATGAGGAATATCCAATTGCTAATGATAAACCAATAAAATCAGAAGCAAATGTGGATGGGGGAAATTACGACTACAGACTCAATGGAGCATTAGGTTCACCTGATTTGGGAATTACCAGTGTTAATCAAACAGGCATCACAGTGTCTACATCAAATGCTGATGCTGGAAGTGATACAGCACATAGTAATATCCCTCCTGTATACGCCTGCTACTACCTGATGTATGTCCCAAGCTAATAACATGGATTATAATTGGAGCGATTGCTCAAATTTCTTTCTTCCTTTAAACCCTGCTTGTTCTACAACTTCTACAACAAGCACATCATCTACATCTACTTCCACATCTACATCCACCACCACTATACAACCTACAACTACTTCTACCACCAGCTCTACAACATCCACGTCTACATCTACAACATCCTCCACTACATCTACAACATCTACAACACAAACACCAGAAACACAATATTGTTTATATTGGGAGGACACAAACATTGTAAACAGAATGTATTTTGGTGGAATAACAGACAACATCTACCTTACAACATCTCTTCTGGGAGTGTATATAGACTCAAGAGATAATATTCTATATGGGGGAGATACAACATTCTATACAAATACAAACTACCTTACATGGGCTAATAATAGAACTGGGTGGTATGTAGAATTTACAGTGGGAGGAATAACATATGGGCCATACATCTATGATATATATGGAATCGTTGGACAACAATTATCAGCAGGACAATTAGCCGTAGATAAAAGTTATGTTATTTATGATCCTCCCTCAGCAATTCAACTCTTTGGTGCATTACAGTTCCATACAACCCCCTATTATGGAACATTAGATGCTAATGTATTAAACATAGGAGCAGGAGATGGGATGAGAATATATAAAGATAATTGTAGTCTGAACTTATTATCTACTACCACAACTACTACAACTGCGGTACCTCTTAGTTCAACAACAACATCAACAACTACAGAATTACCATTAGCACTTGAATTAACATTTGATGATATAGCGAATGTACCTGTTGCAGATGCAAGTAGCGTAAGTGATTGGAATACATTCTTTGACTTACCCACAAATGGAAGCGTTTTTACTTCGGTTACGGTCGTTGGAAATGTGGTTAAATTATACGGGGGATCAAACATAACTATAAAACCAAACCCGACACTTGATGATTATTTTTCTGGTCTTATATCTATTATTGATTACTCCGAATCAATTATAATTCTTGGAGAACAATGTTTCTATCGTTGCACAAACCTAACCGATGTGAATTTGCCAGTATGTGTTAACTCTGTTTATGAAGGAAACGAGGGAACATTTGGAAATTGTATTAATCTAAATACATTTAATGCACCATTAATTGAATATGTTACGAGGGCAGCGTTTTATAACTGTAATTCAATAACATATATATTTATACCTGCGTGTACCAATTTAGG